CGGCCCGGCCATGATGACGAGTTCGACACTTTCGAGGCCGAAGTCGTCCTGGGAGCCGCGTGATGGCCGAAGTCAAGGTCACGCGCACGGTTCGGGTCCATGAGGCGCCGAATCGGCGTTTTGTGCGTCTGACGGGCGACGGAACGCCCGAAAACACCCGAATCACGGATATGCACGGCAATCCGATCCCGGAGGCCGTGGTTTCGCTCGAGATCGACATCGGCGCCGGCCGGTGCGCGAAAGGCACCTTCAAGTACGTCGCGCTCGGCGAAAACGGCGAGCCCATCCCGGTTTACGACCCGAAAACGCCAGATTCGGCTGATCTCATGATTCGCGAGTTCGAGGCGTGGGTCATCTTCGAGCCGCCGCCTCGCCCTCCGGCCAGCCCCGGATACGCCGAGCTGGCTCTCGAGCTCGAGGCGGCCAGAGAAGAGATTGCCGTGCAGGCGGAGCGCATCGCCGCGGCGAGCTTCGCACTCGGTGACGGTGCCGCGCGCGGCGCGTCCGCGTGCGACACTCGGGTCCCTGGCCCGAGCGCCGGCGAGTTGGCCGACATCATGAACGGGCCGGGCAATACCGCCCGCGAGCCCCTGAAGTCCGAGCACGTGCTCGCGGCGGACGGCATGCCCTACGAATCTGGTCTGTTCGAGGCGGACCCCGAAGGCCCGCCCGACCCGATGGCTCAGCGCGCGAAGCCGGTCGGCACGCCCGGCTGGGCCGCCCAGCCCACCGTGCGCGGCGAGCCGTTCCTTGGCGACCACGCGGAGGGCACGGATCTCGACCGAGAGGCCGATGATGGTTGAGCTGCCGGATTGCCGCACGTGTCGGGAGATCGGAGACCCACCCGCGGGCATGCAATGCCCCGAGTGCGCGCGCCCGGGCGTGCCCGAGCAGCCCACCGTGATCCCACGGAACAGCGGGCGGCTGATCCCGTCCGCGGACGAGCATTCGTTCGATGACGCACAGCGGCAGGCGCGGCTCGACGCGCTTCGCGGCCTTGACCTCCGCCCCCGGTTTGAGCGGTTCGAGCGCGAACTCCGTGAGCTCAAAAAGCATTCTCACACGCCCGTGTTCTTCCCCCGCTGGCCGGGGTGGGTGGCACTGGCGGCATTTGCATTGGCGTCATGGAACGCATTCTCCTCATTTCGCTGATCCTCCTGTGCTCCGCGTGTATGACGCGCGGCGGCCCGGGTGCGAAGCGGCTCCCCGAGACCGCGGTCACCTACCAGGGTGTGCGCGCGGCAGCGCCCGACATGCCGGACGGCGCGAAGCGGCTCGATCTGTTCCTGGGCGTGCTGCCCGAGACGGACGAGCGCGATCGACTCGACGCGGAGCCCGTCTTCGAGAAAGTGATCTACTGCGTCGCGATCAACCCTGAGAAGGACCCGCTGCCCGAAGTGGCGCGGCTGATCGAAGCGGCGCCGGCCGACAAGCTGATCTTCGTTTACGGTAAGCCGGTCACCGAGAAGCTGGGCTTCTGGTGGGACGGCGTGGACTGCACAGCGGTAGCTGTAGGCGTCTGGCACTCGAAGGCCCGCAAGTACGTGTATTTCGACCTGATCTACGGCCGACCGATGTGGCAGTGGCGGTACATCCGCGCTGCGCTCTCGAACGCCGTGAAGAAAGCGGCCGACAAGGCCGCAGGAGCAGTGATCCCGTGAGCCACAAGCCTCTACTCGCACCCGGGGTCGGCCCCATCGCGGCCGTACAGTAACCCAAGAGCGATCGGTGTCGGACGCGGCGCCGCGGTAACCGGGGCAGTTGACGCTTCGGTCCTGGGTTCGAGTCCCGGGCGCTCTGACCCTTCTACTCTACGCTATTTTCGTAGGGTGCAATCTTCTACTCTGAGGTAACGGAAATGTGCATGCAGAAGAGCGCGGTCTGATGGGCGACAACCCAGAATATCAGCGTAAGCGACGTCTGCGCGGACAGCGCCCGAACGGCGGCCCAGGCACGACCATGCCCCAGAGCCGCGGCGCCCAGGACCCAGACCCGCCCCGGCGGAGCACTCGCCCCGCCATCCGCGGCACGGAGCGCCTGATCAAGCCCCGCGGGCAGTAAGTTGCCAATCCAGAGCGCTCGCTTCTCAATTCGCCGGAGCCCTGGCTCGGTGAACGGCGGGCGCGGCTGGACCGAGGATACCGCGCGGCGCTGGCTGCGCGCGCATGATCTACGCGCGCCCTCCGCGCGGCGGACCACGAATCAGTTGCGCTTCCGGCAGATTGAGCCGGACGAGTGTAGGGAGGACTCCTTCCGCGTGCTCGGCGAGGACAATGCGCCTCGGGGCGTACAGCTCCTCGAGTGTGAGCTCAAATGAGCGACATTTGGCCGATCGCGAAGAGCCATTTGTCGCTCGCGGCGAAATGCACGCTTAGCACGCTTGGACTCATCTTGTTTCTCCTCGGCGGCGGGCTAGTATTCATCTCGCTTGGCATCGACTCCCCGGAGGAAGCCGATGAGTGCGAAGGGTCTCTGCCCCAGCAGAGTATTCGCAGAGGGTGAAGAAATTTGGTGCGGCCTTACACCCGGGCACAAGGGGCCGCATGTTGGATTTGGACACAAACCAGACGAGAACGACGATGTGCTTCGCATCCGTTGGCTCGGCGGCTGGATCAACGACGATGGGGGTGACACATGGGACGAGCACTAGCGCGTAAGCGCCACTGCAAGCACACTTCAGACGACCGCAAGCGGCGACGCGCCGGCTTCGGCGTGGCTACCGATCAGGCGTATGTCGGCACCGGGGATGGCACCCTAAGGGTTACAGACATTCCCGGCGATTCGCCGGACGCAGAGGTGTGGACGGTCACGCTCTCGGACGCGACGAACTTCGCGGTCAGCGGCTCGACCCTCGGCGCCCAGGCGGCCGGTGTGGTCGGCACGCCCTACGTGAGCGACAACGGCGAGATCAGCTTTCTGGTCACGGCCGGCGGCACGCCGTTCGTGAACACGGATGAGTTCACCCTCAACGCCGTGACGGTCCCCGGCTACCAGGGCGCCATCCAGAAGAGTGACGCTCTGCGCTTCGACGAAGATGAGTCGAACCGGCTGGGCGACATCGACGGCTCGCTCAGTGACAGCGTGAGCGCTGCGTACTGCGCGGAAGGTGACTCGGCCCAGACGCCCCTCGGGCGCTCGAATCAGTTCACCTTCGAGGACGTACAGGCTGCGGCCGGCGCGTCCGACATCGGCCTTACCTAAGTTCAACGGCGTGCCTGCCGCCCCCGCTCGGTTGCTCGGGTGGGCTACGGTCAGGGGACAACGGGCGCCGGAGATGCCGCCGCACGAGCGGCCGACGAAGCCTTGGGGCTGAAACCCTAGGAGAAGCCCCGTGCTTGGGGCACTCGTGCAACCGATATAGGGGACGCCTGAGCCACGGGCGGTGAGTTCCTGCGACTGGCGCTGCCCCCACGTGCGCCCACTGCGGGGACAGGGGCATCAATTTCTCCCGGCTCAGCACAGAAAACGCCGTACACACATTTCGCCATTAGCGCAAGACGGGTCCGTGAGTGCTACCCGGGTCCCCCATCAGTGGAGTCATCGTGAGCGAGTTTCGTCTCGTCAGAATCGACCTTGGGCCGGACGCGGTGGTAGGTGTCTACCCCGACGCGCGCTCGGCTGAGTTCGAGCTCCGCGCCATGCACGAACAACGCCCTGCCGGGTCCCTCGTCATGGGTCCCCGGTGGGAGTGGCAGCAGCATATGTGGCGCATCGAACAATGGGACGAGGGCGAAGAGTCGTTCACGACCCAATGGAGAATCGACTTCGACACCGGCGACCTACTCGTCGTCTAGGGAGGGCGTGATGCCCGAGACTGACGACCGGCGGGACGACGGCCGGTTCAAAGAAGGCCACGACCTCGGGGGTCCAGGCCGACCCCCCGCCCCCAGGCTCATCGACTCAATCCGGGAGCAATGGAACGAAGTCCCAGGCGAGCTCGAGATCAAGATGGCGGCAGAGGGCCTCGGGCTTGACCCCGATCAGGTTCCCGTCTTCGAGACGGTCTACGAGCTCCAAATCTGGGTCTTTCGCATGAAGGGGCTCAAGGGGAGTGAGAATCACTTTCGGGAACTGGGAGATCGTGCGGCGCCGAAGCCCTCTCGCCTTGCGGGTCTCGGCCGAAATCCGAACTCGCGCGCTGTCGCGGGCTCGGGCGGCGCGTCAGACGAGGAAGCGGACCAGTGGTTTGCGGACCTCGAAGGGGCTACGAATGAAGACGAAGACGATGACCTTCTTTGAGCACACACGGCTCATCCTAGCGTCCGTCATCCTCGCGCTCTTCATCTGGACGGCCGTCCTGGCGCATGCCAGTGGACCCGCGCAGAAGAAAATCGTCATCAACGTGCCTCAGCCCGAGACGAACTACTGGCCCGCCGTGATCGGCGCGGTCAGCGTGTTGGGCGCGGCTGCGATCGGTGTGCGGCGGAAGGTGAAAAAGGGATGAACGGCGACACGAAGCTCATCATCGCCAAGATCGACGAGCACCGCAAAGAAACGAGCACCGAGCTGAAAAAGCACGGTGAGTGCATCGCGACCCTCCTCGAGCGCACGAAGAACACGACCGCGCGTCTCGACCGAGCCGACAAGCGGGCTGGTGTGATCAGCGCGATTACCGGCGCGGTCGCCGGCGTGGGTGTGGTGGTAACAAAAGCCCTCGGTCTTGGCCCATGAGCCGGGCGCTAACGCGGCGCCGGCACTGCAAGCACCGCACATTCCCCCGCCTGCGGCATTCCGTGAGTGGGAGAGGGAGTGACTCTCTGGACTTCCTCACCGATCAGGCTAACCGCATTCGGGCAGCCGAGGCCGGAGAGGGAGTTCACGACTCCTTGTGCGCCGAGGGCGACAGCGCCCAGACCCCGGGCGCGCGCTCGAACCAGTTCACCTTCGAGGACGTTCAGGCCGCCGACGACCCGTTCGACATTGGCCTCACCTTCGCGCAAACGAAGTCGCTCGACTTCGACGGCGCAAACGAGGCGATGACGAACATGGCGGGCATCTCGTTCGGCGTGGGCGACGACTTCACGTATGCCACGTGGGTCAAGCGGCGCGATCTTGCGAATGAGTTCGAGCTTGTGTATTTCGACTCGGCCGGCGGAGATAACAACCGGATTCAATTCTCTACCGGACTGGCGGGCCGACCTGACGGGTCACCGCGCTTTGTCGTCTTTGACGGTGTGGGCGACCGCATCAAGGACTTCTTTTGGGCGAACTCGGACTGGCCCATCGACGTGTGGACGTTCTGGGTCTTTACGTGGAGCGGGACGCCGGGCAGCGCGCTGCTCGGCTACGTCAATGGCGTGCTGACTGCGGAGGACTTCAAGAACCGAGACTTCACCGGCAACCGCTCCGACGCCTCGATGCGATACCTGCACGCCAACGACCCCGGGCTGGCCTGTCGCCGACTATACTCGGCGTGGTGGAACACCGTGTTGACCGGCCCCGAGATCCTCGAGCTGTATAACAGCGGAACGGGCGGCGCGGTTGATCTACGCACGGACGGCACGAACTACGTCAGCTCCGCCTCGAACAAACACTGGTGGCGCTACGGCCACAAGGTCTCTCCGAATCTTGGCGAGGACTTCGGCGGCGGCTCCCCATTGATCGACCTTGGGGTGGACGCAATCGGCATGACCGATGACGACATCGTGATAGACGCACCGCCATGAGCATCCCCCAACCCGACATCCGCCCGATCGCGGATGGCAAGTACCGGCTGGAGTCTACCTACAGGCTCAGGTACGAGGACGGCGCTAAGCGTGTCGTCTTCAAGATCCGCCCGGGCTTCATTCATGACGGCGCGTCTGTACCGCGCCTCGTGTGGACGATCTCGGGCCTACGCCCGGACGGTCTTCTGCGCGCGGCGGCGCTGATCCACGACGCGCTGTATCAGAACTGCGGTGCGCTCCCGCTCGGGTGGATCATACCCATGCGGAGGCCGTTCACGCGGAGCGAGTGCGACGTCATATTTCGCGAGATCATGAAACTGGCGGGGGTGGGATGGTGGAAACGAAAAGTCGCCTACGCCGGCGTGCGCACAGGAGGCTGGGCCTCCTGGCGCAAGCACCGACGCAGGATTCAGAACGAGGCGTAGACCGCGAGGCACGCGGGTAGGACTACCCAGTCCAACACCTCGAACGCGAGCCAACCGTAGAGCAGGACTTTACGCTTGGGTCGCTTCAACGATTCGTACCCCGATTTCCTGGCCGTGAAGATTCACGCGCGGTGAAGCGCGCCGCTCTGGATTGAAAACGAGCAGCGGTTTGCGTCCGTGCTTGTGGGCGGCCTCGAGTCCCTTCTCGTCCAGAACGAGAAACTTCCCGGAACCGTCCCGCGTGGCAAAGACACAGTTCGGCACGTCCTCTATATAGAGCAGCATCTTCGAGGTGCCCTCGGCAACGACCTTTGTCTCAAATTCGATGTGGATCATTCTGGTCCTCTCTTCCGGTTGGATAACTCCCTCTTCGGCGTTAGGAGGCCCCAACTTGAGCTCGATCGTTGACAACATGCAAACCCTGCGGGAAGCGGAAGCTCCGAACCAACTTGCGCTTGAGTTGCTCAAGCGTGCGGACGACATCAACGCGCTGGTAGTGATCCTGCGGGATAAGGCCGGCAAGTTACACGCAGTTTGGACAGATCAGGATTTCTCCGAGCTGGCGGAGTCCGCGCTGTACCTGACCGCGTTGGTAGAACACGATCTTTACCTCGAGCACGAGGCGCCCTCAGACGACGAGGACGACGAGGACGACCCGTGCGAGGCTTGATTGCGGCCCTCCTCCTTCTAGGCGCAGCAGCATGTGCCCCGGTGTCGGCCCAGCCTCTCGGGCTGGCGCCGGTCGCACAGCCGCAAGCGATCTGCTATCGAATCGTCGTCCGGTTTCGGGGCGAGCCCGCTGTCCCTGTTTGCACTTACCTCACCACGTATGAAGGCAAACTAGAGGTCTAGGAATATGCCGGTCGAAAGCTGTAACAAGGATGGCAAGCCCGGTTTCAAAGCCTGCCCATCTTGTGCGTGCTTCACGTACACCCCCCGGAACGATCAATCACGCCGGCGCGCTCGAGCGCGGGCCGAGCGCCAGCTTCGCGCCATCAAGGCCAGTCAGGCCCGGCGCAACGGGTAAGGAAACATGGCACGCAGCACACTCATCGGCGCAGGGATCAATCAGGCCCGTGGTCTGACTCTGACCCGCCCGAACAAGGTTACGTTTCCTCCCCTGCGACACATTCAGGGCGAGACGCGCGGCCCGCGCGGTAACCAGCCGCCCGGTCTGCCCGTGCAGCGCACGGCGGGCCGGAAACTCGTGGTGAAGGCTATGGGCGACCCGACCGCGGGCGCTCATGCGCGCCGACGCGCCGCGGGCGGGACCACCTCGGTTCCACGCTTCGCGCAGCGGCAGTACACGACTGGCGGGCAGGGCCGCGTGCGGCGCCACCCGAACAAGCACTTCTGATGGCTGCCCATCCTAGGGGCGGCTCGCGGCGCCGTGGCAGTGTACGCCGCAAGCGTAAGTGTAAGGCGGGCTGTCGCAAGGTCCGCGGGCGCTGCAAGTGCCCGAGCTCGAGGCGTCGCCGGCGGTGACGCGCAAAATCAACCCCCACGGTTCAGGAAGAAAGCCCCAATTATGGGGCGTCCGGGATTGGCGTAAAGCCATCTCGCGCAAGTGGCGTCGGCTGTGTGATCAGTCGGCAGTCCGTGAGGGACTACACGATGCAACGGCCCAAAGTAACCGACTGGAAGAACCCCAACTACGGCACGATCTACCGCTGGCGGAACTGGAACCTCAAGAGGTTCCGTGACTCCGGCCGCTGGGATGTCGCGTGGAGCTTCTACTCCCGGCACCCGGTAGAGGCGATCGAAGACTGGATCACGACTTACGACCCGCGCCTTGCGAGTAAGGGGCGCGCGGCTTACGTCCCCCTGATTCTGTTCCCGAAGCAACGCGAATACGTCGTGTGGCTCTGGGATCTGTACCGAAATAGCGAAGAGGGCATCGCCGAGAAGTCGCGTGACTGCGGCGCCTCGTGGGTATGCCTCGCCTTCGCGTGGTGGCTCTGGACGTTCCACGCGGGCGTCAAGATCGGCTTCGGCTCACGTGTCGAGCGGCTCGTTGACAAGATCGGCGACCCCGACTCCTTGCTCCAGAAGTTCCGCATCCTCATGGACCACCTCCCCGTCGAGCTCCGCCCGATCGGTTGGAAAGTGAAGGACCATGCGCCCTTCATGCGAATCAAGAACCCGGAGAACGGTAACACGATCATCGGGGAAGGCGGGCGGAACATCGGACGTGGCGGCCGGTCGTCGATGTACTTCATCGACGAAGCTGCCTTCCTAGAGTACCCGGATGATGCCGAGAGAGCACTCTCGGCCAACACGGATTCTAAGGTGTGGGTCTCGACCCCGAACGGGACTGGTAATCCCTTCTATAGAAAGCGGTTCAGCGGGAACTTCCCGGTGTTCACTTTCCATTGGAGGGATGACCCCCGTAAGGACGAGGCTTGGTACGCGGAAAAAAAGCGCACCCTCGAGCCCGAAACGCTCGCCCAGGAAGTCGATCTCGACTACGAGGCCAGCACCGGCAACGTCGTCCTACCCGCTCAGTGGGTAAGGGCGTCGCGCGAGCTGCTAACGCTGCTCGCCGAGGACAACTTGCTGCCAGCCGCGCCCGCCGAAGGCGGCATCGCGGGGCTTGACGTAGCAGCGGGCGGCGCGAACTACTCAGTCTTGTGCCCCCGGTATGGCCCCGTCGTGAGGTTCACGGTCAAGTGGTCCGATGACGACACGATCGACGTAGCGGCCAAGGCGAACGAGGAGTCGTTCGTTCTCTCGTGTAAGCTGATCAAATTCGACTCGATCGGGGTTGGCCGCGGTGTCGCGGCGGGCCTTCGTCGGATGTCTCCAACGAAAGCTCTTGGCGTGAACGTGGGTGAACGCCCGACGCGCGATCGTTGGCCGGACGGAAAACGATCGAAAGACAAGTTCGTCAACCTAAAAGCGGAGCTGTGGTGGATTGCACGGGACCGGCTGCGCCGGACCTACGAGCATTACCTCCACTATATCGGTGAGGGTGGCGTCAGGCATGAGCTTGACGACCTATTGCTTCTGCCCAACGACAGCGCCCTTTGCGCGCAACTGAGTCTTCCACTCTACTTCCACACAGAGTCCGGGAAGATTCAGATCGAGTCTAAGAAGCAAATGCGCACGCGCGGGATTTCCTCCCCCGACCATGCGGACGCGCTCATCCTAACCTTTGCTCCGGTTAGATCCCTAAGGGGGTCGCGGAGAGCGCGGAGTCGCTGGTAGAATGTCTATCGAAACAAAACATCCTGACTTCCTCGAAGTCTCCGAAGATTTCCGCGTGGTGCGGGATGCCTTCGCCGGCGAACGAAGAATCAAGGAAGCCACGTTTCTATATCTGCCCGCCACAACTGGGCAGATCAAAGACGGAGCTCTAAAAAACGTCGTCTCAACCGGCTGGATTTCGTACAGCAACTACCTGAAGCGCGCGATTTTCCCCGAGTTCGTGCGGGATGCTGCGAACACGCTGGTCGGCGTCATGCACGCCGAGCCCGCGGTGATCAAGCTTCCCGAGGCGCTCGAGGGCATGCGGAACGACTCGACTCGCAAGGGCGAGACGCTCGAGATGCTCCTTCGCAAGATCAACGAGCAGCAGCTCGTCTTCGGGCGGTTCGGCCTTCTCGCCGACTTCCCGCAGGACGTCTTCACCGCACAACTGCGCGAGCTTCCCCACATCGTGCAGTACAACGCGGAAACGATTATCAACTGGGATGATGAGCGCCGAACCGAGTTCTCGGTCAACGAGCTCAACTTCCTAGTCGTCAATGAGACAGTATTCGTGCGCGGGCCGGAAGGCGCCAACGTCTTCGACTGGATGGAAGAGCGCCGGTTCCGTGTCCTGTTTCTCGAGGAACTTGATCCCGATTTCCCGCCCGGCCCGAACAACCCGCTGGTCTACAAGACGTGGGCCGAGGCCGACGACGTGCGTGGCCCGACGATCATCCCGCAATTCATGGGCTCCACGCTGGACGAGATCCCGTGGGTGTTTGTCGGCGCGAACGATCTGAACGCGAAGCCTGACGAGATCCCCCTCCTCGGGATCGCGAATCTCTCTCTGGCGGTCTACCGCGGCGAGGCGGACTACCGCCAGTCGCTCCACCAGCAGGGTCAAGACACCCTCGTGATCATCGGCGATGAGGTCTCGAAGGAAGGCGACTCGAAGGAAGACGACGACGCGACCGAGATCGGCGCGGGCGCCATCATCCGCATCGTGGCGGGCGAGGGCGCGAAGGCCGAGTTCATCGGCGTCGAGTCCAAGGGCATCCCTGAGCAGCGCGCGGCGCTCTTGGAGGACCGTCTGCGGGCTCAGTCGATGGGCGCCCGGCTCCTCGAGCCGCGCGGCTCGCAGGCCGAGTCGGGCGAGGCCCTCCGAATCCGCGTGGCGGCCAGCACGGCCACCCTCAAGACGGTCGCTCTGACCGGCGCGGCTGGCCTCGAGCGCATTCTACGAATCTGCGCCAAGTGGGTCGGGGCGGACCCGGACGAGGTGCATGTGGTCCCGAACCTCGACTTCACCCAGGAGACCCCGAGCCCCGAGCTCGCGCGGGAGCTGGGCGAGGCCAAGAAGACGGGCGTCATCCCGCTGTCCGAGAAGTCGATCCACGCTTGGCTCCAGGCGAAGAACTACACGAAGCTCACCTTCGAGGAAGAGATCAAACAGCTCGCGGCGGAGAAGACGCGCAAGGTCGCCTTCGACGCGGCGACCGCGGTCACGGGCCGCACGGACGAGACCGGGCCTTGGCCCGCTCACAGCTACGTGCTGAAGACGTGGCCCGACGGCAGCGTTCACGGCATCACCGACCCGGACCCGACGGACGGCCATTTCCATGTGATCACGGCCGAAGGCGTGACCGAGATCGCCCTCAAGCACGTCCATAAGTTGCTCGAGGGCGTCGAGGTCGAACGTGAGCCAGAGCCCGCCGAGAACCTCGAGGGCGACCCTGAAGAGGGCGACCCCGAGAACGAAGAAACCCCCGGCGAAGAGAACGCCGGTTCAAGCGACGAGGAATGATCCTCGCGCACTCATGTGAGGTAGAAACATGGCACTCGATATGATCGTGGAGTCTCTCGACTCCGTTGACGAGGCTTTCCGCGGCGAGTACGTGGAGCGTGACGGCAAGTTCGTACTGGACGTGACCGGCGCGTTCTCCGAGGTCGATCGGAACAAGCTGCAAGAGTCACTCCGCAAGGAGCGCGACGATCACAAGTCCACCCGTGGCAAGCTGAAGGCTTTCGGCGAGAACACGCCCGACTCCTTCACCACGCTGACGGACAAGGCCGAGGAACTTCAACTCGCGCTCGACTCGACCGAAGGCAGTGACGAAGAGCGCGCGGCCAAGAACGAAGAGCTCGCGGAGCGCAAGGCGCTCGCGAAGATCCGTCCCCTCGAGCGTCAGATCAAGACGTTGGGTACGTCTCTGACCGACATCACCGGCGAGCGTGACGGTCTTCTAACCGACAAGCGTCGGGCGAAGATTCTCGGCACCGTTCTCAGTCCGAAGCTGCTCAAGGAAGTCGGCATCGTGCCCGAGGCGGCCGATGACGTCGAGCTCTGGGCGCTTCATAACTTCGAGATCGACGAGCATTCCGATAAGGTCGTGTCCAAGGATTCCCTCGGGAATCCCGGACTTGGCCCCAAGGATGTGTTCACCGAGATGAAAGCAAACGGTCAGCGGCGACACTGGTTCGGCCCGACACAGGGCGCTGGCGCTGCCGGCGGCAAGGGCGGGGATAACTTCGAGAACAATCCGTTCTCAGAAGAGACCTTCTCGCTTACCCGAATCGGTCAGATCGTCAAGTCTGACACCGCAAAGGCACTTCGCATGGCGAGGGCCGCGTCGAGCAAGAGCTACGACGCAATCCGTTTTCTGCCCACGGAGCTCCGACCGAGCTAAGGGCACTGCCCGCAGAAGTCCGAGTGTCGGATGGAGCGGAGAAGAGTACCCGCACGTGCTATGAGCGCGGACGGGATCGGCAACCAAACCACAACTCGTCAAGTTGACGAAGGAGAAAAGTTATGGCGGTCACACGCCTCACCGATCTCGTTATTCCTGAGGTCTTCACGCCCTACGTGCAGCTTCTCACTGAAGAGAAGTCGGCTTTCCGGGCCTCCGGTGTACTCGAGAGTTCACCGCTTCTTTCCCAGCTCCTCTCCGGCGGAGCGCGCACCTTCAACGTGCCTCATTTCCGTGATCTGTCTCAAACCGAGTCGAACGTGTCTTCGGACAACCCGGCATCCAACGCCGTGCCCGAGAACATCACGACCGGCCAGGAGATCGCGCAGCGGCACAACCGGAACCAAGTTTGGTCCAGCATGGATCTGAACGCGGCTCTGGCGGGTGCGGACCCGATGCAGGCCATCGCGGCCCTCGTTGCGGACTACTGGGTCCGTGAGGAGCAGCGCATGCTGATCGCGGCTATCCAGGGCGTATTCGCCGACAATGAGGCGAGCGACTCGGGTGACCAGATCAACGACATCGCACTGGGCATTGCGGGTACGCCGACGGCGGCGAACCTCTTCTCGGCGGAAGCCGTGATCGACACGCAGCAGACGATGGGCGATTCTCAGGGCGACCTGGGCGTGATCGCTCTTCACTCGGTCGTGTTCTCGCGGGCCAAGAAGAACAACCTGATCGACTTCATCCCGGATGCTCGCGGCGAGGTGGACATTCCCACCTTCCTCGGCCTCCGCGTGGTGATCGACGACGGCCTTCCGGCCGTTGCCGTCTCGGGTAACACCGAGTTCAGCTCCTATCTCTTTGGGGCTGGCTCTGTGGGCCGTGGCGAGAGCGCACCTCTCGTGCCGACGGAGACCGATCGGGTGCCCCTCGCGGGCGACGGCGGTGGGCAGGAGTTCCTGTCCTCTCGCGTTCAGTGGGCTCATCACCCGCGCGGTTTCGCGTGGCTCGCGGCCTCCCAGGTCGGCGAGGGTCCCACGAATGCCGAGCTCGCTCTCGCTGCGAACTGGGATCGCCGGTTCAACGAGCGCAAGCAGATCAAGCTGGCCGAGCTGCGTACCAACGGCTAAGCCTGATCCCACATCAACGAGGGGCGCCCCGCTCGCAGTCGGGGCGCCCCCAACTGGTTTCCCCCAATGAGTCAAGGAGTGATTCCCGTGGCAGACAAAGACCAGCCCATCAATGACGATCTCTCGGTCGAAGGACTCGAAGAGCTCGTCGCAGCAATCGACACGCCCGACGAGGGCGATGTCAAAATCAAGGTCGTCAACGTAGTTGACGCTTCCAAGCCGCCCGAGCCGCCCGAGGAAGATCCTCTGGGCGCGTGCAAGATTGAACTGAAGGACGCCGAAGCGGCTGTCGGCACGGCGCAAACCGTGTTGGAAGCGGCGCTCAAGCACCGGAACGTGGTGAACAAGCGCTGGATGGAGCTTCGGCGAAGCGAGCAGCTCTCACTGCACGAACTGAACGAGAAACAGAAAAAGATCACGCGCGTCGAGAACGCGCGGCGATTTCGCGCCGCGGAGGCGATCGAGCAGTTGCGAGGTCACTACCGCCCAGGCAAGCGCGAACACTACCCGCTCTCTCCCTCAGCGAAGTCTGCGGTCGGGAGTGTCGAGGAGTAAGGTATGTCGAAGTCGGCACCTCTGCCCGGCAGCGAGGCCCGCCTCAATCCGGCCATCGTCGGGCAAAGGGACCGTGGCGGACGCATGCAGCCCGCGCTATTCCATGCGCGGGAGCGCCGCCTCGAGCGCTTCGTGCGTGCGGGCGTGACGTTCGACGACAACGTGGGGCTGTTCGTCCCGAGCGCGTCGATCGCGAGCCCGGTCACTCTGGTGCAGAGCCAGAACCCGGGCATCCTGATTGCTCGCTTCGAGCACTTCGGCGTGCCGACAGGCGTGATCTTCGAGACGGGTGACGCCGTATTCAACTCGACGCTCCAGTTCAACGCGGGAGCCCTCGAGCTGGACATCACCAGCGAGTCGATCGCCGAGGTGAGCGCGTCTACCCCGCTCGACTCCCCGGATACCGGGTTCCACACTTACGTCTTCGCCGTCGATCCCGATCCGGCCGGCGACAACTCGCTGCCTCTCCGGGCGCAGTTGTGGCTGGACGGGCGTCTGATCTTCGACGAGTTGGGCGTAACTACGGCCGACCCCGATGTGGCGTGGGCTTCGAGCACGGCGGACTGGGGCTACGCAAGCACCATGACGAACGTCGGGCAGATCGCCGATCTGGAGCTCTACCTAGGGCAACTTCCGGCGCTGTTCTAAGGAGGCCCTTCCGTGGCGACTCACACGCCGGTCAGCTCGACAGTCAAGAGCCTCATCATCAACGTCTCGACGCCGGGCGTCGTGTCCCTTCTCAACCTACCCGCCAACGTGATCGTTGGGCCG